GCCTAACGTAACAGAAGTGCTCCAGCGGCACCGAGGCTTCCAAGCATGTAGAGGGGGGTCCGCCACCATCTACCGGAATCTTCGGGCCTTGACATGAGAAATTTCTCGATTCTTTCGAGAAATTGATCTGCATGCACAGGACGTCCATTGTACGGGTTAACACCGTACTTCTGTTTGTAGGCATCGAAAAGTTCTTGACTGAAATGTTCTAAGTCATAACCATTCGAACGACCAGGGCTATTTTCTTTGTTTTCTGATACAGCGGCAGGTGCAATTTCCCTGCCATCGGCGACCATACTCGAAGGAAGCCCTCTATTCGTAACACCGGAGACGCTTTTAGCAGAATCAGAGACGGATGTCCCATAGGAAGTAAACTGTCCATTCAGCCCGTGAGGGGCGGAGGATTGTAAACGCATACCAGCACCAACATGTTGGTGTGTATGTTTCCTTATCTGTTCAAGCTCAAAAAGATGAGCGGGCATGGTCGGATTTACCATATCCCACCCATTCATCTTTGAAGTAGTTTCGTAGAGGTCGAGTTGCGGAATTAACTGTCGGTCATGAAGGTGCTTACCTTCATCAACCAGTTCCCCTTGTCCAAGTGCGCGCGCAGTGCAGCACAGAGTGTCGGATACGATCCGATCATTTTGGGTAGGCGAAAACAAATATTGCTGGAATTCTTCACTTTGAAGGTCACTTTTCAACATGACCGGCTTCCCTCGCAGAGGGAACTCAAAGTGTGACATCATCTCCATAATGTCACGCGGGCAGACCTGACGGGTCTTAACCCCTGAAAAGAATTCGGACGCAGCCACACCGCCCGTATCTAACGGACGGAAAATGCCTCCAACGTTGGACCGTAGATTCTTCAACTTATACTCCCGAACATATCCGGTTGAGTGTGCAAGTTCTCTCGCCTTGGCAAGAAACTTACGGTTGAATTGAATCGCCTTCAATACGGTTTGATCATCGTTGGAGATCGCGGAATAGAGATTCGCGCGATCTAACGGCAGAACGGTTACCGCCGCTGCAAGCTTTGCAACGGTATTCTCGTAACAGATGTATTCAGTGGGAGTAAGGTCAACCTCAGGAAAGGAGCGTAAAAGTCCTTTCGTCAGCTGACGTATCTTCCAACTATCTGGTTCATTTAAATCACAAGGCCACTGGGCTGTGGGAAAAACGTGATAATGAGAATAGAGGTAAAGGAAAAGTGTAAAGTCGGAGTCCGACGGTCCATATTTCCCCACCACGGGTAACCCCAAACCACCAAATTGCTCAGGTAGAAACCAAGGAAGTCCGATCTCGCGGAGCATATCCTTATTTTTGTCCATGAACATCGTCATGACCGCCTCTCGAATGGAGGGGGGACAAACGTTGAGCAATTCTCTGCAGCGAGATCCAATTGATCCGCTGCGTCCAGAAAAGTCCGCCACAGCGGCTTGACCATTCTGGAGACCATCTTCCTCGTGCGACAACCCCGATCTTTTCCTTCCCGTGATAATTGAAAAGTTAATAAATGGGCATTGAACGAAACGAGTACTTCGCTCTATTACTTCCTTTCCTGTATGACCAACTCGGAACTGCTTGAACACAACAGCACGCTTGTCATCTTTGGGAATAGGTATAAAGTTTCTTGAGTTCATTTGAAGAAATTCCTTACTGTGATACGTCTTACCCAACGAGGGTGAGAATCCAATAAGACCGGCGATTTCAATCCACCGGTGGTAGAAATTAGGACCCGCACGTACAATAGCATCATCGCCATTGATCAATACGGGTAAC